ACGGCGGCTGAAAAAGTTGCATGGGAAAAAACTAAGGTTGACTTGGCTGCTGCTGCGCCAGAATTAAAAGGTTTGTCTGACAAAGCCATTGCCAGCAAGATGATGGATCGGGAATGGGCCGATGGTGCCATTACCAAAGCCCGTCAGCAAGCACAGGCGTTTGATGAAATAGCCGCCCGCGCTACGACTGACCAAGCCCGCCGCGCTGCTGCAATGAAGCGTGAGCAAATGCTGGATGTGCTAAACACATTGGAAGAACAATTGCGCGCGCCGCGTCCAACATCTTTAGGTGGGCAAGGGCCAAAGACCCGCGCTGCAATCCGCAATAAGTTAGCCCCGCAAGACACCGGTAACGCCCAATTTAATTTTTTGAGCCCTGAATGATGGATCAGCAAACAATCAACCTCATCTTGGGTGCGTGCATGGCCGTGGCCGGATGGTTCGCGCGCGAGTTGTGGACAGCAGTGCAAGACCTTAAAAACGACCTGTCCAAGCTGCCGTTGACCTATGTGGCCCGTCTGGACTACAAGGACGATATGCGCGAGGTCAAGGAGATGCTAAGCAAGATTTTCGACCGGCTGGATAACAAAGCAGACAAATGATTAATGCGCGGCGTCATACTCTTTTTGGCGCTGGTCACGGTATCAGTCGCCCAAGACAAGCTGGTTCTGAACGCGCAGCCGCCGCCGATCAGGAAGCCGCCCAAGCAGCCAAGTTGCGCGGTGCAAGAGTTGTACGCCATAGCCTGGTCAACGCACGACCCAACAGAGCGCCACAAGGCCATGCTGGCGTGGCTGGACAAGTCAGCGTGCAGCGCGGACGATTACACTGCTATTTGGAACACCCTGTCCGAGTGGGCTGGCACTGCTGATAGCCCAGCCCTGCGGGCCAAGATCATGGAGAAGGCAAAATGAATGAGTCATGGTTAGCAAAAAATATCCAGCCGATCACGGTTGTGTTCTTGCTTTTCTCGTACTTTTTCTTTGCTTTGCTTTCCGTTTTTGAGATGGAGACTCGTGGCGCGTATGTTGACCTGCTGGGACAGGCCATGATTATTGTGATTACCGCCATCTTCGCTGGTAAGACCGCAGAGCGTATCGTTGACATCCGCACAAACAAAGGAGCGCCCGATGGCACTTGACCCAGTAACAGCCCTGTTTGAAGTTGGCAGCAAAGTCCTAGACCGAGTTCTGCCTGACCCCGCGCAGCAAGCTGCGGCAAAGCTGGAATTGATGAAACTCCAACAGAACGGCGAGTTGGCCCAGATTACTGGGCAGATGGAGATTAACAAAGTAGAGGCTGCAAGTTCTAGCCTATTCGTATCAGGATGGCGACCTAGCGTTGGATGGGTGTGCAGTGCAGGCTTTGCCGTTCAGTTCATCGTTGGCCCGTTGGCTGAGTGGGGTTCCGCTTTATACGGGCATCCAGTAAAGTTCCCTCAGATGGATACCGGCACAATGATGCCGTTGTTGCTTGGGATGCTTGGCCTTGGTGGTTTGAGAACAGCGGAAAAACTTGCAGATAAGGCGGCAAAATGAAAGCAAAACTTACGTTCTTTGTGACCTTGATGGTCAGCTTCACTTTGTGCGTAGTCATCATCGGTATGGTGGCTGTGCTGATGGCGGGTTTGTTTGACCCCCTTGTGGACAACGCAGAAGTCTTCAAACTGATTAGCCCTGCATTTCAAACCATTGTCGGCGGCTTTATTGGCCTGCTGGCTGGTGTGAAACTATCCCACGGCGAGGAGAACCTTAAATGACCCCGCATTTTACGCTGGCCGAATTAACTGTCACCGATCACCGAGAATTTAAAAATGAACCTAACCCTAGTGAAATTGCAAATCTCCAGCGCTTGGCTGAGTTGCTGGAACAAGTCAAAGTTGCTATTGGCGGCAAGCCGGTCATGGTTAACAGCGCGTTTCGGAGCAAACAAGTAAATGATGCTGTGGGCTCTAAAGACACCAGCCAGCACCGGCTGGGCTGCGCTGCTGACATCCGTGTACCTGGCGTAACGCCAGATCAAGTGGTCAAGGCAGTAATCGCAGCCAAGCTGCCGTTTGACCAACTGATCCGTGAGTTTGACCGTTGGACGCACATCAGCGTACAGAATGACCCCAAGGGCAAGCCTCGGGGCCAGGTTCTAATCATTGACAGCAAGGGTACTCGCCCGTACTAACTTCATAGCGTCCTTCAGATCGCCGCGCAGTTGTTCAATGGCTTCCTGTTGGGCTTGCATTCGTAAGTACGCTTCCGAAGCGAATTTCGCTAAGGTTTCGTGGTTCCATGCGGCGAAGTTCGGTAGGTCTGGCATTTTTTGATCTAGGTTTAGGACAATCTTCTGGCGGGATTACCGCGCACCATACGGCTTGTGGCGGCAATTGCTGTTTGGCCTCTAGCCATCTATCTATGTAAGTATCAGGCATATTTTGCAGCGCAGCATAAATCGTGTCGTGTTTCTTTTCTAACCGTTCGGCTATTTCTTTTGCTGTCAGGCCGTCTTGATATTGGTGCAATAGCTGCCTAATTTTTGGGTGACTTGGTTTCATACGTTTTTATATAAGAAAAGTCTGGCACCGGCTGTGCATCTAAAAGGTCTCGCGCCGCAATAATTGACGCGGTGTAATCATCCACAGGCTCCTGCGCTGTCTGTGCCAACCCATTCGGCTCATGGTCTGCCCAATTAACTTCGTCTATTGTCTTGGCACTTGCCGCTGCCTTTTTGCTTTGATAGCCTGTCATCACTTCCCCCAAATGACAAAAGCCAGCAGCGTTACTGCGCCGGTCACTGCAATCACGGCAAGTAATGCCTTGAAAGTTTCGGTCACATCGTCGTAGGGGTCACTCACACTACCCCAGCTTGTTTTGTTCATGTATGCATCGTTTGTTTCTTTCATACGCTGCTCCCGTGCTATCTCTTGGTTGTCTTTCATTTGTATTCCTCCATGCGCTTGTTCAGACGCTCTATGCGGGTTTTGTTGTAACTCACAATGCTCTGCGCGTACTCCACCGCAGTCTCGGCCTCCAGCTTGGACAGATGCGCGTCGGCCAGTTCGGCTGCGATCACCTCTAGCGGCGTAGGTTTCTTAAACGGTTCTTTCATTAGATCAATAAATTTCATGGTAATTTAGCTTCCTTTAGTAGTTCAAGTCTCTCCCGCGCGACGCGCAGGGTGTTGTACCGCTGGTGCATACGCTCCAGCATGGATACTCTTTTGAGCGTGTTGCGCTCGTTGTTCAGCATACCCAGCACTTCCTCTTCGGTCAGCGTGGGCAGACGGTCATTTAGACTTCGCCAAGTGTTTTTCAATTCGTGTCTCCAATTTGATAATTAAGTGAACGCAGCGGTCGTACGCCCGATAGGTGGCGTTCAATTGGCGCGTGCGAGCCTTGAGTTCGGCCTTGGCCGCTTTGAGTTGTGCTTTCAGTTTGTCTAACATAGTTCTTCCATTGCAATATCAGAAATAGCGCGTTTGTCGTGCAGCGCGGCCCAGATGCGTTCGTCCACCGTCTTGTTGGTCAGCATCACGTAGCACCACACGTCATGCCGCTGGCCGCTACGATGCAAGCGCCCGATGGTTTGCTCGTACAGTTCGAGCGACCAAGGCAAGGACAGGAACACGATCCGGCAACCGCCGTACTGGAGGTTGAGCCCGTGGCCTGCTGACTTGGGGTGGACAAGCAGTAGTTCGATGGTGCCTGCGTTCCACCGCTCAATGGCCCGGTCGTCGTCAAGTGTCTGAGCATGGGGGTAACGCCGCTTGAGTTCGGCCAGTTCCTCTTGATAGTTGTAAACAATAAGCGTGTTAGCACGTTGGTTCTCCTCCAGTAACTCATGCAACCGGTCAAACTTGGCCGTGTCAAACCACACTGGCGTCTGCACTGTCACCCACTTGCCGGGTATCTCCGATGGGCTCTGGACGGTGTGGTACACAAACCCGCTGGCAAGCTGCTGCAACTTGCCGGTCACCACAGCCGCGTTGATGGCCGTAATGTCTTGCAGTTTAAAATCCTTTTTCATGGTCTCATACGGCTTGCGGTCGTTCAAGTCGCAGCGCACTTCTACCGTATGGAGCGGGGGCAGCTTGTCGCTATACTCGCCTGCGTCCAAGACGAAAGTGGCAGGCTTAATCACGGCCATCACCTTCTCAAGACTGCCTTTGCGCGGTGCCCACTCGCCAAAGTCGGGGTTGATTAGCACGAAATACTGCTGCTGGAAAGCGCCCTTGCTGCGGCCCAGCAAACTCTGGTCAACGATCTTGCACTGGCCGAACACATCCTCCAAGCCGTTACTGGTAAACGAGCCGGTCAGCCCCCAGCGAATCTCAATGGGCTTGAGGAATTTCAGCAGGTCTTTGAAGCGCTTGCCGCTGGGATTCTTGAGCCGCGTCAGTTCGTCAAACACCACGGCGTCAAACTTGCCCGTAGGCAGGTTCTCGTAGTTGGTCACCACCACCTGGGCGTCGGACGCAAAGGCCGCCGCCCGCTGCTTGGCCGAGCCCACGGCAACGGCCAACGTCACATCGGGTGCCCACTTGGGTTGTTCGACCGGCCAGACGCTGGCGGCGACCCGCTTGGGGGCCAGCACGAGGAAGCGGCGGGCGTGCCCGTCCTTGAGCATGGCCTGCATGGCCGTGAGCGTGATGGCTGTCTTGCCAGCACCGACAGGGGCAAGGATCATCGCCCTGTCGCGCTCAAACAGGAAGTCAGCCGCCTGCTCTTGGTAGGGTCTAAGTTTCAACATACGCATCAATAGCAGGGCCGTTCTTCCCGTTGCCTTCTAAAACAATAGGCGACACCCAGCGCCCGTCTACAAACCGCTGGCTAAGTACATACTTAGCCATTTGCGCGTCTGTAAGTCGCAAAGCTGCTTTTATTTCAGGCTCTGGCAGGTACTCAAACACCTTGCCGTTGTTCCACTCGTCTGCTAGGCTTTTGGCCTCGGCCTCAAGGGCAAACACATGGCCTGGGCGGTCAGTGAACGTAAGAACGTTTAGCCCGTTCTTGTTCTTGACGCCCCACCATCCATTGGGGCCAATGGCTTCGGCTTTGTAAGGGCCAAAGGCAAAATACTTAGCTGGCTGTCCACTCATCAATCTGCTCCTTCGTCCATAAACATACATACCTTTGGTTGAGCCGCGCCATGTCTGCGGCAAACAGCTTTTGCAATTCTGATAACCTACCGCCCTTGGTCTTGAGTTCCACAAACCAAGTGCTGCCGTCAGGCAGGCAGGCTATCCTGTCCGCTACACCCTTGCGCCCTGGCGAGGTGAACTTGTAGGTCTTACCCCCAAGCCGCTCCACCGCCCAGACAAAATGATTTTCTACATCACTTTCACGCACAGACACGCTCCCACCGGATGCGCGCAACATCTCCTGAACCTATATCTTGCCGGGGGCGACTTAAAGTATCCCATCCAGCGCGGGGCGCTAACGTCTGTACTGGCGTCCACCCCGCCCCACGCAAAGAAGCGCCCGATTCATCATGCTGCGTATAGGTCACGCATTTTGCGTAACCAAGCGCTATTGCGGCGCGGACAATTGCGCCGTAAAGCATAGAATTAGCGTTGCGCGTGCCATCTGTACAAGTACGGGTAACTTCCAACGTTGCCCCGTCGTCAAGCATTCGAGCCACTGGTCTTCCAGCCATTGCAACACCTAAAAGGCGTTCGCCGTCAAATAGCCCAACGCTAAACTTGTGCCCAACAGGCGGCTTGTTGTGCCGGTGGTGTTCGCGGACAAATGCTTGCGCGGTCTTTAGTGATACAGGCCGAATGTTCATGTCAAGAAGTTTAGCACACTTTTATTTTCTGTGCTATAGTCAAGTCCCAATCAACTAAAGGACAGTCCAAATGGCTAAAGACAACAGTACAGGTAAAGACAAAGAGTTCTATGAGCGAGGGAAGAAAATGTTTGACCGGATACCGCCGCTCAAGCCCCCGATTCAAGCAGACATTGATCTGCTGTACACCGCCAACAGCGCGGACATCGAAGCGTTGGAAGACGCAAAGATCACACTGAACGTCATCAAAGACGTTGAACCCGGCACTTTTGACAAAATCATTGATGAGTCATTGGCGCTGATCGACAAAGCAATGGGTATGAGTTACAGCGATGCGATGGAAAGAGTTGCTAAACGAGCAGGGGGTAAAGTATGAATCACAGTAACATCGTCGGCGGTAGCACCGCAAAGAGGGTAATCAACTGCCCTGGCTCTGTGGCCCTAGTCGCCAAGATGCCGCCCAAGCCGTCCAGCAAGTACGCTGACGAAGGTACGCTCCTACACAACGTCATCGCAGAGATCGTGATGTCCGGCCAGAGTCCAGAGCATTACCTTGGCACCAAGTACGAAGACCAAGTGCTGACCCAAGAACTGATCGACAACAAGCTAAAGCCCGCGCTGGCCGCGCTGGACGAGATCGACCCCAAGCAGGAGATGGAAATTGAGGCCGAGACAAGCGTTAATTTCGGCGGCCTACTGCCTGGTGTGTTTGGTTCAACTGATCTTATCGGTCGCATTGGCACTCGTGCTGTTGTGCTGGATTGGAAATTTGGCGATGGTGTCGCTGTTGAAGTCGAAGAGAATATGCAACTGATGTTCTACGCAGCAGCGGCCATGCGTACACCGCAAGCGCAGTGGGCCTTTGAGGGCGTGACAGAGATTGAGATGGTCATTGTGCAGCCGCCAGCAGTTAAGCGTTGGGTGACCACACCAGCGCGCATCGCGGAGTTTGAATTGCAGTTGGTGCAGGCCGTCAAGATGAGCGAGAAGAAGACCGCCCCGCTGCGCTCTGGCGACCACTGCCGCTGGTGCGCCGCCAAGCCGGTGTGCCCACAGATGACCGGCGCAGTCGAGCGGGCTTTGCAGACAACCATTGACAACCTTGACCCGCCGACCATTGCCACATATCTCAAAAACGCTGATATGCTGGAGCAGTGGATCACTGATTTGCGGGCCTTGGCGCTCCAGTTGCTGGAGTCTGGGGCCAAGCTGCCTGATTACAAACTGGTCGCCAAGCGGGCGATCCGTTCATGGACTGACGAGGACAAGGCCAAAGTCGCCCTGTTCGCGTTTGGTCTGACCGAATCTGAGGTGTTGGAGACTTCCGTGATCTCTCCGGCCAAAGCTGAGAAGGCGCTCAAAAAGCGCAAGCAGGCTTTGCCGGGTGATCTGGTGGTTGCCATCTCTTCAGGTAACACCTTGGCAAGCGCGGATGACCCGCGCCCCGAGGTGATGCTCTTGGGTAAGCAATTAACCGCTGCCCTTTCTAAACTTCAATAAAGGTACAGAAATGTCCAATCTAGTAGCGTTCTCCCAAGCGGGCTTGCCCGCAGTTTCCACCCTCGCATCCTCCCTGCGGGCTATCCAATCCGATGTCGGCCCAGCCGGTACGGTCATCCTGAAAATGGACAAGACCGGCCACTGGGTGTTTGGTGCAGACCAAACCGAAATCGAAGAGGACAGCACCTGGGCGGTCAACCCTTTCAGTTTCGTCCACGGCTTTATTGCTTGGGGCGATGGTGAAGTGTTGGGCGAGAAGATGGTGCCCGTGTCCCAGCCCCTGCCGGAGTTGGATGGTGCGCCCCCAGCAGCCAAGAAGGGCTGGGAGACTCAAGTGGGTATGAGTCTGAAATGTCTGTCTGGCGAAGACAAGGGCATGGAAGCCCGCTTTACAACCACTTCGGTGGGCGGTAAGCGCAGCGTCCAAACCTTGGCCGTGTCCTTGGCAGATCAGGTAGAGAAAGACCAATCCAAACCAGTGCCGGTCGTGCACCTCAAAAAGGAGCATTACCAGCACAAGTCGTATGGCCGGATTTTTACCCCGGTGTTTGAAGTTGTGGAGTGGCTGTCGTTGGAAGGTGAGCCCGAGCCTAAGAAGGCTGAGGAAGCTGCACCAAGTCGTCGTCGTCGCGTAGCGGCATAACGGCCTTTTCTGATGCCCATTGGTAACAGTGGGCATTGGAAAAGGAGACGACGATATGGAAGTTTGGAAACTTGTGCCGGGGTACGACGGCAAATATGAAGTCAGCGACCAAGGACAAATTCGCTCATATAAGCGCCACCCTGAAGGCCGCATTTTGCGCCCAGGTCGTATGCCCAGTGGTCATTTGAGTGTGGCGCTAGGCCGTAAAAATAGCCAGTGCGTTCACAAGCTAGTGTTGTTGGCGTTTGTTGGCGCGGCTCCAGACAAGCATGAATGCTTGCACATGAACGGAAACCCCGCCGATAACCGGCTGTCTAATTTGCGGTGGGGCACGCGTAGTGAAAATATGAAAGACGCTTACGCGCATGGGGCTAGAGATCGCGAAAAGAATCGTGCAGCGTTGGATAAAGGCCGTGCTACTCGGTGGGGCCACGCATGATTTTGTATTGCGATTTTGAAACGAGGTCACATTGCGACCTAAAAGTCGCGGGCGTTTACAACTACGCCCAGCACGGCACGACCGAGGTGCTGTGTATGTCTTACGCATTTGATGATGAAGACGTACAGACCTGGTTGCCCGACCAGCCTTTCCCACAAGAGGTCGCAGACCACAAGGGTTTGATATACGCCCACAACGCCGCCTTTGAGCGCTTAATTTTTTGGTACGTCTTGCAGATCAATTTTGACCTAACTCAGTTTTACTGCACCGCAGCGCAGGCCCGCGCCAATTGCGCGCCTGGCTCCCTTGAGGACGTTGGCCGCTTCGCTGGCGCGTCCATGAAGAAAGACCATCGTGGTGCCCAGCTAATCCGCAAGATGAGCGTGCCGCCTTACGAGGAATCGCCCGAGTTGACCGCCGAGATGGTGGCCTACTGTGAGCAGGACGTGCGGGCCATGCGCGCTATCAGCAAGGCCATGCGGCCACTGTCAGCCCAAGAGTTGCAAGACTACCACGTCAACGAGCGTATCAACGACCGTGGCGTGCTGGTCGATGTGCCCCTGTGCCATGCTGCGGTCAAGTACGCCAGCGCTGAGTTGGCCGAGATTCAAGAGATCGTGGCCGAAGTGACCGAGGGCGAGATCACTAGCGTGCGCTCTCCCAAGATGCGCGATTGGGTCTATGCCCGCGTGGATGATGAGGCCCGCAAGCTGATGCAAAAAGACGGCAAGGTCAGCATTGATAAGACCGTGCGGTTCAACTTACTCAACTGTGATGGAGTGCCACCCGATGTTCAAGAAGTCATCCAATGCGCCGACGACCTTTGGGCGTCCTCGGTTGCGAAGTTCAGCCGCCTTGCACAGTTATCAGATGAAGAAGATGGCCGAGTCCGAGGCGCTTTTGTGTTTGCAGGCGGCAGCGCTACTGGACGCGCTTCGTCTTATGGAGCCCAAGTCCATAACTTCACCCGCAAGTGCGCCCAAGCGCCTGAAGAAGTCCGCACAGCAATGGTCAGAGGCCACGCCATCGTCCCCAAATACGGCAAGCGAGTCACCGACGTCCTCAAAGGAATGCTCCGACCGGCCCTTGTACCTAGTAAGGGTAAACACTTAGTCGTTGCCGATTGGTCGGCCATCGAAGCTAGGGTAAACCCTTGGTTGTCCGGCAGGGGCGACGAGAAGCTGGCGATCTTTGCGTCTGGCGAAGACGTGTACAAGGTCAACGCCTCTGCGACGTTTGGCGTGAGTGTGAGCCAGGTCAACAAAGACCAGCGCCAAATTGGCAAGGTGCAGGAGTTAGCCTGCGGCTTTGCCGGTGGCGTCGGTGCCTTTGCAGCGATGGGCCGCGTGTACGGCGTGGCTTTGCCTGAGTCAGACGCACGGCGCATGGTTGATGCTTGGCGTAGGGCAAACCCTTGGTCTGTTCCCTACTGGCAAGACCTAGAATCAGCATACACCCGAGCGATGCGAAACAAAGGCAAAGAATTCAGCGCCGGACGGGTGACTTACTTGTTCGACGGCATGCACCTATGGTATGTGCTGCCCTCTGGACGCATCCTGTGCTACCCATACGCCCGATTGGAATCCGAAGGTGTGACTTACGCCAAAGCTGCTTGGAAACCCGCCGCTGATGCCAAGGAGTGGCCGCGCGCGCGCCTGTGGAAGGGCTTGGCCTGCGAGAACATCACCCAGGCCGTGGCTAACGACTTGCTGCGCCATTCGCTGCGCCAGCTTGATGACGTGGTGCTGCACGTCCACGATGAAATTGTGATCGAGACCGCAACGCCCGACCCCGAGGCGCTGCGCTTGGTCATGTGTACCCCGCCCGATTGGGCTAAGGGTTTACCCCTAGACGCTGAAGTCTCAATTATGGAGCGATACGGAAAATGAATTTCTTAACTTATCTCGAAAACATTGCCCCCGAGGGCGAGGTTATTTTGTTTGTACGGCAAAAGCCGATTTTGAAAGATGGCGAAGTGCAACACCATGCCGATGGCGCAATCAGATGCGCTTGGCCTGCGTTCCTGCCCAAGAAGTGGAAGCCCGACCAAGCGTGGTACTGCAACACCGGCTGCTTCATCATCGACCGATTCGACGAGGGCAAACCCGCAGCCAAGGCCGATGCCTGTGAGCGTGTGGCGTTCCTCGTGCTGGACGACGTGGGCACCAAGGCCAAGGTGCCGCCCATCAACCCGACTTGGATCATGGAGACCAGCCCCAATAATTTCCAGTACGGCTACACCTTCGCGCTGGACGATCAGCCATTCAAGGGCGAGTTTAGCGCGGCCATTGTCGCCATTGCAGAAGCAGGCTACACCGACGGCGGGGCCATCAACCCCGTGCGTAACTTCAGACTGCCTGGTTCGATCAATCTCAAGCCTGGGCGTGACCGCTTTGAATCGCGTTTGGTCGAGTTTCACCCCGAACGTGAGTTTGACTTGGGGGCCATCTGCACCGCTTTGGGCGTGGTGCCCAACCCAGCCGATACCGCCACCGTGCGCCCGATCCGGCTCACCGACGACGGCGGCGATGACGTGCTGGCGTGGGCAGCAGCGCGTGGTGACTTGCTGGAAAAAGGCAACAGCAGCGGCTGGTGGGGCATCGTTTGCCCGAACAGTGCCGAGCATAGCGACGGCAACCCGATGGGCCGCTATCACCCCGTCAACCGCGCCTACTGCTGCCTGCATGAGCATTGCGCCCATCTGGACAGCGCAGCCTACCTTGCGTGGGTGGAAGAGCAGGGTGGCCCCAAGCGTTCGCATGGCCTGCGTGATGAGTTGCTGGCCGCAGTGATGGAGAACACCTTGGCCAAGCTGACCCCGACAGTCGAGTACCCCGACGACGCGGCGACAGTCATCGCCGAGGTGGAGCATCGCGAGTTGGGCCGTGTGGAGATGTCCGGCTGGTTCGAGCGCTTCGCGTACATACAGAACGACGATGCATACTTTGACATGGAAGACCGGCGCGAAGTGATGCGTAAGACCTTCAACGCTCTGTTCCGGCATATCAACTGCAAGTCCCGCCACGGCAAGCACCCCAAGATCGAGGCGTCCAATTCATTTGACGAGTACCGCCAAGACAAGGGAGCGCGCGCCTTGGTCGGTATCACCTACGCAGCAGGCGAGTCGGTGCTGGTCGCCCGTGAGGGGCTGGTCTACGGCAACCGCTGGCGCGATGCCCGCCCCGAGCCGGTGGCCGCAGACGTGTCCGCGTGGCTGCGCCATGTCGAGCGCATGGTGCCGATTGAATTCGAGCGCGAGCATTTGCTTAACGCCTTGGCCCATAAAGTGCAGTTTCCCAGCCACAAGATCAACCATGCGATCCTGCTTGGCGGCAATCACGGGAGCGGCAAAGACACCCTGTTCGCCCCGTTCTTTTGGGCCATTGGCGGCAAGGCCAAGGCCAATTGCTCCCTGGTCAAGAATGAAGACCTTAATTCGCAGTGGGGCTATGCGCTTGAATGTGAAGTGATGGAGATAGCAGAACTGCGCCAAGCAGAGGCCAAAGACCGGCGCGCGCTAGAGAACACCCTTAAGCCCATCATCGCAGCGCCGCCCGAGTTGCTGATGGTCAACCGCAAGGGCTTGCACCCCTACTATGCTTTGAACCGCGTGTTCGTGGTGGCGTTCTCCAATGAGCGCGTGGCGATCAGTCTGCCCAGCGAAGACCGGCGCTGGTTTGTCCTATGGTCAGAAGCAGGCAAGCTCCCCGAAGCAGAAGCGGTTAGCCTTTGGAATTGGTACGAACACCGGGGCGGCTTTGCAGCAGTGGCCGCGTACCTACACTCGCGTGACGTGTCCGCGTGGAACCCTAACGCAGCGCCCCCGATGACAGAGGCCAAGGCCATCATGGTCGAGCATGGCATGAGCGGCGCGGAATCGTTCTTGGTCAACCTGATCAAGGCCCGCCAGCGTGCATTCTCTAGCGGCGTGGTTGGCGCGCCCTTTTACGCTATCTGCGATGAGTTGCAGCTATACGCGCCAGCAGGCATCAAGATCGTCCCCCCGGCACTTATGCACGCGCTGAAAGAAGCCGGATGGGTTGACATGGGTCGCTTGGCGTCCCGTGAGTACCAGACCAAGAAACACATCTTTTGCGCGCCTGAGTTAGCCAAAAGCAACAAGTCAGACTTGCGCAGGGCAATAGAAAAAGCCCCCGAAGGGGCTTAGTCTAGATCGAACAGGATAGCCAGGATCGCGGCCGCAAGGGCCGCAGCAATTATGAGCATTCGAGCGCGCGCAGGGCGTCCGCTCGAGTCTTTTCATTGTCATCGTCCAGCAGCGCGCGCAGCACGTCCTCTAGATGGTTTATCCGCAGGCGGCTGTCGTATAACTCCACGTTCGTCTCGTCGATCTGCGCGTGATAATAGCGGGTTGTTGCCGACAGTACGGCCAGCATATCGTTTTCAATCATAGGTACTCCAATAGGATAGCGGCCAGGGCCAGGCCAATGGTCACGGCCAGCAGCGCGCCAGCCCAAGGGCGCGCCACTGGTTCGGGTTTGTAATGTTGTCTCATGCTTCGACCTCCATAGAATCGACGCCCTGGGGCACGCTCACGCGGTCGCTGAGTCCCTCATAGAATCCGGCCAGGTTCGCGTCCCCATAAGGCGCAACGCCCGTCTTAAAATTGCGCCGGTTCGAATTCAGCGTGTAGTACTGACTCACGTACTCCGCAGTGCTCATATCGGCGCCCATGGCCGGATACAGGCGCCCGATGCCGCCCTTGGGCCGCACCGGCTTGTGCTTGCCGGTGATCTTACCGGCCAAGGCTTGCACGGCCAGCACGCGATCCAGTGACGCCAGCGTGTACGTGGTGGTGTTAATTTTCAGGGTATGCATTTTTTAGCTCCAATTTAATCGCTCGTTCAATGTTTCGTAGGTTGTACCCGTCGGCCAATTTATCGGCCAGCATGGCCGCGTCAATGGATTCGGGCGTGGGCAGTGGCGCCGGTGGCGCATATGGCCGCAGTATGGCCTCGAATAGGGGATGCATAATTTACGCGTACGCTGTCCAGCTCGACGCGGCGTAAATAGGCGTCGATTCGATAACCGCCACGGGCTTAATACGGTAAGCGCTTGCAAAGCTATAGATTCGCACGCTAGGTTCCCCGCCGTAATTCGTAACTTTTTTGCGCATCGCCGCACCCGTGAAATGGCCTTTGCTAGGTGTGCATTCACCCTGCATAAAAAAAGTTTCTTCAGATTGCTGGGCTATCGGGCGAATCTCTACCATCGCCCCGAGTACTTTAGTGCACTCAAAAAAATCTATGTTCGTTTGATCGTAGCCCCACGAACAGCGAAAAACATCACCTATTTTTACATCGTGCGGCGCATTTGCGCGCGCTTTCCTTAATGCTTTTTGTTCTTCAAAGTACATAAAGCCCGATAATGTCTCTTCAATTTTGACTTTTAACCGCGCTTCGTCTTTGAAACGAAAATGCCAATCGGGTTTGGTGCGCTTTCCGCCATAGGCTATTGCATACAATTTGCCGTTAAAAGTACCGCTGTAAACCTCAAAGCCATAACGTTCGTCTTTGGCTGTCAATGCGTAGTCTTTAGGGATATACCTATCGTTCATAATTTACTCCAGTGTATTAAGGCTTGCGATAGTGCAAACCCGCAAGCCCTGGCGCGCAGGGCTTGCAGGGTGCATTACTTTGCAAAGTTAGCTACAAAATCCATATCAGGGTGTCGCACTTTGGCGGCGGCTACTGCTTCGCGGCACGTGCGATATGCGTTAGTTGACCAAGCATAAAAACGCTTTAAATGCGGCGCTGTCCTTGGCGCGCCTTTGGCGTACACATGGATTTTGCGGGTGTAGCTTGCCTTGGGTATGAATGCGAATTTCATTGTGTGCCTTTTTACTGTAGTTAAGTGGTAAGAGCTTTGGGCCCTTGGTTGATAGTGTAAGGGAATTTGTTGCACTGTCAAGGGTGTCAATTTACAGAATTGACACTGCGGGCTTAAATTGTTGGCGTTGTTGGCGGTTTGGTAGGCGCTGGGTTGGCTATGGTGTTTTTATGCGGTTCTCCAATGGGGGAGATTAGTTGTTGGCTATGTTGGCTATTGTTTTTATCTGATGTTATCTAAACTATATATTTCATAATGTGAGATATACAAACCGTATAGTGAAATATGCAATATGGGGTAAGACTAACTGCAATCGGCGTTGGCATAGCCAACATAGCCAACAGCACATAAATGCCGCAAAAACGACTGTAAACATAACAAAAACGACACTTGTTGGCTATGTTGGCTATTGAAAATAGATAGCCAACATAACAATATGCTTAAAAAATAAGCAAAAACACCCTAAATCTTCATATTTGATGACCTACGGTAGCCAACACTGCACACAATCGCTGCATTTTGCACAATGCACCATGGCCGCACTGTTAACGCAAGCCTTGCGATCCGGTTGGCACTGCCAACACTGCCAACGCTGCCAGGCACAAACCCTTGCCAATCTGCTAATGACTTGCTTGCCATTTTGACTAGCATTACCCTTGCCATTTTGACCAGGGGTTGCTTGCCATTTTGCGTAGGGTTTTTGCCGAGGGGGGAGGGGTAGGGCCGAGCGATTGGGCCAACGTAAACGGAGGGGCCACAAACAAAATTTTTTTTTTAATGTAAACTACACGTCACAGGCCAACACGCCTGGAGATTGCCAAGTATCTAGGCGCGTACAGTAAGTCCTTGCAACAGTCTCCAGCCGTGTTGGCATAGGAGAACAAATGTTCAAGTCACTGCCGCTCACTGTCCGACACGTCCAAGCGACTGAATCGCGCTTGCAGGCGATATACGACGCTGCCAAGCTAGGGCTCAAAGGCGACACGCTGGCGCTGGCCTCGGGGATGCGGCCTGAAGAGTACCGGCACCTATGCCAATTTGACCCACTGGCCGAGATGGCCGCAATCAAGGGCAAAGCTGACGGCGAGCGCGAGATGGCAGACATCCTGCACAAAGCTGCCCGCGAGGGCGATGCCAAGGCAGCGCTTGAGATTCTCAAACATCAGCACGGCTGGGTCGCCAAGCAGTCCATCACGGTGGACATCGACCAGCGCATATCCATCACGCAGGCACTGCAAGAAGCAGAGATGCGTGTCGTAGATGTGGTTGCCAATGAGTTAAACACAGACAATGCAGTCCACCAGATACAGCGCTGAAGACGAACAGGAATTGATGGCGCGTCTGTGGACGCCGCGCATCAAGGACAACCCGCTCAACTTTGTAATGCTCACGTTCCCGTGGGGCGTCAAGGGCACGCCGCTGGAGAACTTCAAAGGGCCGCGCAAGTGGCAGCGCGAGGTGCTGCAAGATATTGCCAAGCATATTGAAGCGAACAAAGGGCTACTAGACTACAACGTACTGCAAGCGGCCATCTCGTCTGGGCGCGGTATTGGCAAATCGGCTCTGGTCAGTTGGATCACGATCTGGATGCTGGCGACCCGTATCGGCTCGACGACCATCATCTCGGCCAACAGTGAGTCCCAACTCAGAAGTATCACCTGGGCCGAGATTACCAAGTGGCTGGCGATGGCAATCAACAGCCACTGGTTTGAGGTGAGCGCCACGCGAGTGATGCCCGCCAAGTGGCTGACCGAACTGGTCGAGCGGGACTTGAAGAAGGGCACCAGGTACTGGGGCGTCGAAGGGCGGCTGTGGTCAGCGGAGAACCCCGACGCCTACGCGGGTGTGCATAACTACGACGGCGTGCTGGTGGTGTTTGACGAGGCGTCCGGTATCGACGACACGATCTGGGCGGTGACTGCTGGCTTCTTTACGGAGAACACGCCCAACCGTTTCTGGCTGGCTTTCTCCAACCCGCGCCGCAACACGGGGTACTTCTACGAGGCGTTCAACTCCAAGCGGGCGTTTTGGAAAACCAAGGTGGTGGACGCGCGCACGGTCGAGGGTACGGACAAACAGGTCTACGAGCGGATCATTCAGGAGTACGGGCCAGACTCCTCACAGTCGCACGTCGAGGTCTACGGGATGTTCCCAAGCGCGGGGGATGACCAGTTCATCGGTTCGGACATAGTGGACGAGGCCATGAAACGGGAAAAGTACAAAGACTTGTCCGCGCCCATCGTCATCGGCGTCGATCCGGCGCGCTACGGCGCGGACGCGACGGTTATCGCGGTGCGCCAGGGGCGGGATATTATTAACATAACGCGGCATCGGGGCGATGACACAATGACGGTCGTGGGGTATGTGATCGACGCAATTGAAGAGTACAAACCGACTTTGGTGGTGATCGACGAGGGCGGGTTGGGGGCTGGGATTGTGGACAGGCTCAAGGAGCAGCGGTACAAGATTAAAGGTGTGAACTTTGGAAATAAGTCCAAAAACCCGATAATGTACGGAAATATGCGCGCGCAGATGTGGGGTGAGATGCGGGAGTGGTTGAAATCTGCTAGTATCCCGACCGACAGGTTCTTGAAGACGGATTTAATTTCGCCTAAAATGAAGCCTGATTCACGTGGAACAATCTTCTTGGAGAGCAAGAAAGAAATGAAAGCACGGGGCTTAGCATCACCAGACGCAGCGGACGCTATATGCGTGACGTTTGCTTTTCCTGTGGCTCACCGAGAGTATACTGAGCCCACCCGCCGCTATAACGCTCAAGACGGCGCAATGCACACATCATGGATGGGCTCATGAAAAAAGTATCTCTATCTGTTGGACGCGGCGAGAAACTGCCCACATCCAAAGGCGCTGGCCTGACGGCCAAAGGGCGCGAGAAGTACAATGCCGCAACCGGCTCCAATCTTAAAGCGCCAGCCCCAAATCCCAAGACCAAGGCAGATCAAGGCCGCAAGGATTCATTTTGTGCCAGAATGGGCGCTGTAGCGGCCAACGCCAAAGACGGCGAACGCGCTAAAGCTGCCCTTAAACGATGGAAGTGCTAACTATGAAGCCAGGACTGTACGCAAACATTCACGCCAAACAGGCACGCATCAAAGCTGGCTCTGGCGAAAAAATGAATAAAGTCGGCAGTAAGGCTGCGCCTTCAGCCAAGGACTTTAAAGATTCTGCCAAGACTGCGAAGAAGAAATAATTATGGCAAACACCAAACCTATCGGTGTTGCATACGAAGACCAAAACATCATTGGCGCGGATATTGTTGAGGCCACTGACATCGTTACTACGGGCACGATTGGTTATGCGGCCAGTGCTTTCAGCACGGTAACCCAGACCAACAACAAAACCACAGCGGTCACGATCAACACGCCTTCTGGTCAAATTACCACTGCCAACGCGCAGATGGCTCCTAGCGCCAACGCGGTGTTTGTGGTTAATTGCAGCACAGTCAGCACCAGAGATGTGGTTGTAATCAGTGTGGCTTCTGGCGGCACTTTGGGTGCGTACAATGCTTTTATTGCGGCGGTTGGCGATGGCTCGTTTACGGTGGAACTTAAAAACGTAACCAACAACGCTTACTCTGAAGCAATTAAGCTGAACTACGCTATCTTCCACACGGAGTCTTAACATGCCGCTAGTTAAATCAAAAACACCCGAAGCCTTCCGCAAGAACATCAAAGCGGAAGTTAAAGCTGGTAAGCCGGTGAAACAAGCCGTGGCAATTGCTTATAGCGTCAAGCGCAAAGCAGAAAAGAAGAAATAATGGCTGATTACACAGGCATGGTGGCGGTAGGTAATGTTGCCAATGGTGGCGGCAAAAAGGACGACGACTCCAACGTTCTGGCGACCGCCCGCAGCCGCTTGGATATGGCAATATCGGCGCTGTCTGAATCCCGCGAGGACGAGATCGACGATCTGAAGTTCTACGCCGGAAGCCCAGACAACCACTGGCAGTGGCCCGCCGATGTGCTGGCAACCCGTGGCGCGGTGCAAGGGCAGACAATCAACGCCCGCCCATGCCTCACAATCAACAAACTGCCGCAGCACGTCCGGCAAGTAACCAATGACCAACGGCAAAACCGCCCAACTGGCAAAGTTATTCCAGCCGATGACAAGGCCGACATCGCCGTCGCCGAAGTATTCAACGGCATGGTCAGGCATATTGAATACATCTCGGACGCAGATGTCGCTTACGACACCGCCTGCGAAAACCAAGTCTCTTACGGCGAAGGCTACATCCGAATCCTGACTGAGTATTGCGACGACAATACTTTTGACCAAGACATCAAAATTGGCCGAATCCGCAACAGTTTTTCGGTGTACATGGATCCGGCAATCCAAGACCCTTGCGGCGCGGACGCCAAGTATTGTTTTGTGACCGAAGACATCCGCAAAGACGATTACCAGCGGATGTACCCCGACTCAGCGCCGATTACCACCCTGCAAACGCTGGGTGTGGGCGATCAAAACCTGTCTCAGTGGCTCAATGAGGACACGATTCGCGTCGCGGACTACTACTACGTCGATTACGATAATGCAACGCTGAATTTGTACCCTGGCAACGCCACGGCGTTTGATGGAACGCCCGAAGACAAGCAATTGCGGGCCATGTATGGCAAGCCTAAGAAGTCTAGGCAGTCTGACCGGCCACGAATTAAATATTGCAAGATAAACGGCTACGAAATCTTGGAAGAACGCGAGTGGGCGGGCAAATACATCCCGATTGTCCGCATCGTGGGTAACGAATTTGAGGTCGATGGCCGTTTGTACGTGTCGGGCTTGGTGCGAAACGCTAAAGACGCCCAGCGGATGTACAACTATTGGGTTTCACAAGAAGCCGAAATGCTGGCCTTGGCACCAAAAGCGCCATTTATCGGCTACGGCGGCCAGTTTGAGGGTTACGAAAACCAATGGAAGACCGCCAACACGACCAACTGGCCGTATTTGGAGGTCAATCCTGACGTTACAGACGGCGCGGGCGCTACGCTGCCACTACCCCAGCGGGCGCAGCCGCCAATGGCCTCCAGCGGGCTCCTACAAGCCAAAGCGGGCGCTTCTGAGGACATCAAGGCATCCACCGGCCAATACAACGCTTCTTTGGGCATGACTTCCAACGAACGCAGCGGCAAGGCCATCTTGGCCCGCCAGCGCGAGGGTGATGTCGGAACGTACCACTTTGGCGATAACTTGGCCCGTGGCGTGCGGTATCTGACCCGCCAATTGATTGACTTGATCCCCAAAATCTACGACACGCAGCGCATCGCCCGCATCATTGGTGAAGATGGCGAGACCAGCATGGTCAAGATTGACCCAATGCAGGCCGAGCCGGTCAAGAAGATTGTCAATCAAGAAGGCATTGTGATTGACAAGATTTACAACCCTGGCGTGGGCAAGTACGATGTGGTAGCTACCACCGGCCCAGGCTATGCAACCAAGCGCCAAGAGGCGTTGGAAGCGATGGGCCAATTGTTGCAGGGTAACCCGCAGCTATGGCAAGTGGCCGGTGACCTGTTTGTCAAGAATATGGATTGGCCTGGTGCCCAAGAGATGGCAAAGCGTTTTGCCAAGACGATTGATCCCAAGCTGATGAACGATGCCGATGAAAACCCAGAATTGCAAGCCGCACAGCAACAGATGCAGGCTATGGGTCAGGAAATGGAGCAGATGCACCAGATGATTCAGAACGTGGGCAAGTCCATAGAAATGCAAGAGCAGCGCCGCAAGGATTACGAGGCTGAGATCAAAGCATATCAAGCTGAGACACAACGCATTACTGCTACACAAGCAGGCATGAACGAGCAGCAGATTCAAGATATTGCTATGGGTGTGGTAGCGGCTGCAATGGAGTCTAATGGTCAAATTGGCGGTATTCCTGAGATGCCAGAACAGCAGATGGACGTGGGCATGGAAGGTATGCCTGAGATGCCGCAGCCTATGCCACCGATGGAGCAGCCACAATGACCGCCGCACAACTAATGGGGCTACTGTTCTTGGGCCGTAATGTGGCCCACAGCGTTCACTTGAACACCCGCAGCTATTCCAAGCACGTAGCCTTGCAGACGTTTTACGACAACGTAATTGATGTGGCTGACGCTTTTGCCGAAGCCTACCAAGGCCGTCACGGTTTAATTGGCCCTATTGCCATTCCAGCGGCCAAGAAAACTACAAACATCATTGAGTTCTTGCAGGCCCAGCTTGATGAAATTGAAAAAGGCCGCTACGAAGTTTGCGACAAATCTGATTCGGCAATACAGCAATTAATTGATAACATTGTTGAGCTTTATTTAACAACCCTGTACAAGCTAAAATTCTTAGCATAAGGAAACATCATGGCAAACTATATGCAACTGGCCGCAACCAAACAAGTTAAAGTTGGTGCTGGCAAACTCTACGGCATCTTTGTTTCGGCGTCCTCCAGCGGCACCTTGACAGTGTACGACTCCGGCGCGTCTAGCGACAGCGACCCTAAAATTTCAAACACGATTGCGGTATCGGCTGGCACAAACTATTTGAACTTCCCTGCTGGTTTGTTCTTTAATAAAGGGTTGTATATTGTGCTGGCTGGAACTTCCGCTGCATTTACTGTAGCCTACGAATAAGGTTTTACTATGGCCGTCAATCTTTCAATGCTGGCAGGGGCTGGCGCACAGTTTTTTGACAATAACGGTGTTATTCTTTCTGGCGGTCTTGTTTACACGTATACCGCAGGCACCACGACCCCACAAGTTGCGTATACGACAAGTTCAGGCAGCACTCCGCACACCAATCCTATTGTGTTGGATTCAGCGGGCCGCGTTCCGTCTGGTGGTGAAATTTGGCTTACAGACGCAGTTGCGTACAAGTTTGTTTTAAAAACATCCGTTGGGGTTACGATTGCCACCTATGACAATGTAACCGGCAATTCCAGCGGAATTTATGCTGCTTTTGCTGCATCGTCTGGCTCATCTTTGGTTGGGTATTTACCTCCTGGCACTGGCGCGGTTGCAACTACAGTGCAAGCTAAATTGCGTGAAACTGTTAATGCTAAAGATTTTGGCGCAGTTGGCGATGGTATCGCTGACGATACGGCGGCCATCAAAGCCGCCATCGCTTATTTAACAGGTTTGGGCGGCGGTACTTTATTGTTTTCTGTCGGTACTTTTAACGTTTCATCGCCAATAGCTATTACAGCCCCAATTAATATTGTTGGCCAAGGTGATGGATATGTTGCGTGGAGTTCATTTTCAGCAACAGTAGGAACAACGTTTAAATATACTCAACTTGAAACTATTGATAAAGACTTTTTTAATTTTACAGAAATTAATAATGGCGGCGTTGGAATGCAAGATGTTAGGATAGATTGCAACAACAATATTAACAAAGGGCTAGTGTTAAATTCAGTCACGGGCGGCATATGGCAAAATATTTATGTTACTTACCCTGTTAATGTTGGTGTTTATCTTGCTGCTAGTACAGCTACTAACTCTTGGAATACATTTACTAACTTAAGTGTAGATTGTTTTGGAAATAAGGCTTGTATATGGCTATCTGGGTTTTTTAATGAAGGAAATGCTTGTCATAACACTTTTATAACTACTCGTTTAAATTTTGGGTCAACTAGCGGTGGAAGTGGGCATGGTATTTATCTTGGTGGTTGTGATAACAATACTTTTGTAACAACGTATATTTACGCCAACCCTGGCTCTGTTGGTTACGGTGTTTATGTAGACCCTACAGAACAAACTAATTTTCCTGGCAATAACCATTTTTTCCATTTACAAGCAAGTACAAAAGGTTGGTATCAACCAGCTACTACCGCCGTTTCGCCAGCAAGTATATTTGGATACGCGCAAGATAACGGGCAACCGTATCCAATAACAAATGGAACTTATTTAAATGTTATTTCCTCAGATAGAGGAAACGTTAGAGGCTCCCCTGGGTTTTCAATTGGATATAGTGTAGGGTCAAATTTTGTAGGTGAAGTTGCAATTCCAATTGGCAGTGGTTCGTACACTGTTGGTTTTCCTTACGGTGTAGAACCAGACGCAAATTACTATGTGTATTTGACGCCTAAATTTGCAACAGCGCCTTCATATTATGTTTTTAATTCTACTGCCTCTGGATTTTCTATACAACTTGCTGCTCCGCAAGCATATGTTGTTTATTTTAATTGGATGATTGTCAGGATATAAAATGCCAAACACATATAGCTGGAAAATAAATTCTTTAAGCTGCGATTCAGCCGAACATAGCAATGTTGTGGTGTTTGCCGAATGGATTGTTGAAGGGTCAAACGGGGTAAATATTGTTTTAACTCGCGGCATTCAACCCTTGGCTTACAACAAAGATTCAGTTTTTATTCCTTACAAAAATCTTGCGGAATTAACCGTAATTCAATGGGTGCAAAATGCTATGGGTCAACACAGAATTAGCCAAGTTCAAAAAACATTGGATGACCTACTGACTGCCGCACCGTCTATAGCAAACCAACCTTTGCCTTGGGTAAAATAAAGTGGCTAACAGCAAAATTTCCGCATTAACTTCCGCAACTACAGTTACGGGAACGGAAGTTTTGCCTATTGTTCAAAGTAGTGCAACGGTCAAACTTGCCATTTCTGACTTAACGCCAGGGTTTGCCAATACGTTTGGGTTTAAAAATCGTTTAATGAACGGCTCTATGGAAAGTGCTTTGTACGGCACATCAGGAACCGTTGCAAATTCTACGGCGGTTCCTACATCGTCTACAGGTTACATAACGGTAGATAGATGGTTTATGTACGCTACTGGAGCCGCACTTACGGCAACCCAACAAAAAATAATGTCTACGGGTATTCCGTATCAAACGCTCATAACTGGCGCAGCAAGCAATACTGTATTTGGAATTGGGCAACGAATTGAAGATGTAAATTCTTGCGATTTAGCAGGGAAAACTTGCAATCTTTCTGTCTATTTGCAAGGGAATGGGGTAACTACAGTTACTTGGACTGCGTACTACGCAAACACTTCTAACACATTTGGAACTATTGCAACCCCTACAAAAACATCTATTGCTACCGGCACATTTACAATAAATGGAACATTGACAAGGTACAACGCACAAGTTAGCGTCCCCGCCGCCGCGTACACTGGAATTGAAATATTGTTTACTGTAGCGGGTATTACCGCAGGCAATAATTTTGTTATTACTGGTGTTCAATTTGAGTTAGGTAGTAAAACAACTTCTTATGATTTTAGGTCTTTACAGCAAGAATACCCTTTAGTTATGCGATACAGAGAAAACGGAAGTTATCGTTGGCGCGGTGTTGATGGTGGCGCAACTGATGTCGTAACAAACTCATTTAAAGTTTATAAATACGCCACTCCAACTGTAAGCGTAGGAACGGCAAATATTTATCAAGACGCTTTTGCTATAGCTTTAACCGGCGTCCCGTATGATACCGGCACTGTATCTTGGTATGCTACCTCGGAGATTGCATAATGTATCAAATCGTAAACGACCCCGCGACTAAAGAGCCAATAAATGTTGTGCTGCGATTAACTGACGGTTTTAGCATACCGTTTGATGAAAAAAATAGTGACTATCAAGCATATCTTGCATGGCTTGCACAAGGAAATACGCCTACACCCGCCAATTAAATGATAAATTCCAGCATAATGCTGAAAACACGTACTGGTGCGTTCACCAGGGATTCTATGGAATCGAAAAATGTCAGAAGAAAACCTAGCGGTAGTAGACCCCGCGCCGGAACAGGAAGCAACGGCTGCACCTGAACCTGAAGTTAAAGCGCCGGAAGCAGAAGCACCCAAGACCTTCTCGCAAGAGGAACTTGATGCAGCTATTGGAAAACGCCTCGCAAGAGAGCAACGAAAGTGGGAACGGGAACAAGCACAGAGGGTTGCGGAAACGCAGACCTTGAGGGCTCCGGCAGTACAGTCTGTCGATCAGTTTGAAACGCCAGAGGCTTACGCCGATGCGTTGGCCTATCAAAAGGCCGAACAATTGATCGCGCAGCGCGAAGCGGCCAAGCAGCACTCGCAAGTTCTTGAGAGTTATCACGACAAGGAAGAGGAAGCCCGCGCTAAGTATGATGACTTTGAACAAGTTGCATACAACCCCAAGCTGCCAATTACGGATGTGATGGCCGATACGATTCGGTCTTCGGATGTTGGGCCTGAGTTAGCTTACTACCTCGGAACTAACCCCAAAGACGCAGAGCGTATATCTCGCCTAGCCCCGCTTGCACAGGCAAAGGAAATTGGGAAGATTGAGGCCAAATTGGCGTCTGATCCACCAATGAAACGTACGACATCCGCGCCAGCGCCGATTTCGCCTGTCACTGCCCGATCCACTGGATCACCGGCCTATGACACTACTGATCCCAGGTCTACCAAGACCATGACGGATTCGCAGTGGATTGAAGCCGAACGCAAACGACAGATGAAGAAGTGGGAAGCGCAAAACCGCTAACTTTTTTAAGGACTTTTTTTCATGTCTAATAGTATCCTAACCATTGATATGATTACCCGGAAGGCTCTCGAAATCCTCGAGAACAACCTGGTACTCACCCGTAACGTAAACCGTCAGTACGACGACAGCTTTGCTGTCAGTGGTGCCAAGATTGGTTCTACTCTGCGTATTCGTCTGCCCGACCGCGCTTTGGTTACTGACGGTGCCGCCCTGCAAGTTCAGGACGACAACGAACAGTTCACCACTTTGTCTGTCGCCTCGCAAAAGCATATTGGCGTGAACTTCACTTCTGCTGAATTGACCATGCAGTTGGACGACTTTGCAGAGCGTGTGTTGAAGCCTCGTATCAGCCAGTTGGCCTCCAGCATTGATGCTGATGTCGCCAATGCGTACAAAACCATCGGTAACACTGTCGGCACCCCCGGCACGACTCCTTCTACTTCTTTGGTGCTGTTGCAAGCCCAGCAGAAGCTGAACGAGAACGCCGCTGTAATGTCGCCCCGCTATGCAACGGTTAACCCCGCTGCAAACGCTGGCTTGGTTGAAGGTATGAAGGGCTTGTTCAATCCTACCGACACCATCAGCAAGCAGTTTAAGAACGGCATGATGGGCACTGGCGTGTTGGGCTTTGATGAAGTCAATATGTCTCAGTCGATCAAGCAGCACACTACTGGTTCGCGCAGCGCTACCGCTTCTACATTGGTTAAGACCCCCGGCGTTACTTCCGAAGGTTCATCGACCATTCTGTTGGAGCAAGGCTCTGTAACCACGACCATCAAAGCTGGTGACGTGTTCACAATCAGCGGTTGCAATGCTGTTAACCCGCAAACCCGTGAAACCACTGGTTCGTTGTTCCAGTTTGTGGCTTTGGCTGATGCAACCGCTGTGGCTGGCACTTGGACTGTGACTGTGGCTGCCATGTACTCTGCTGCTCACGCACTGGCTACTATGGATGCTCTGCCTGCAACTGGCGGCGTTGTGACCTTCGTGGGCACCGCTTCTACTGCTTACGCACAGAACTTGGTCTACCACAAGGACGCTATCACGTTTGCTACCGCTGACTTGTTGCTGCCCCAAGGTGTTGACATGGCTGCCCGTGCAGTTCATAACGGTATCAGCTTGCGCGTTGTTCGTCAGTACGACATCAACAACGACCGTATGCCTTGCCGTATTGACGTGCTGTATGGCTTTAGCACCATTCGTCCACAGATGGCTTGCCGCATCTGGGGTTAATCAGTAATTTTTTAAGGAAATTTATCATGGCTTTACCTAATGGCGCAGGCGGTTACCAAGTTGGTGCAGGCAACCGTCAAGAAACTATCATGGGCGCAATGGCCGCCCCTCAGACAGCTACGGCTACTGCGACCCTAACGGCAGCGCAAATTGTCAATCAGATGCTGGTGGCTAATCCCTCCACATCTGCTGCAACATACACGCTGCCTTTGGGCACTGCAATTGATGCGGCTGTTCCTAACGCTACTGTTGGCAGCACGTTTGACTTGTCAATCGTAAACATTGGCACTAGTTCCGGCGCGGTGACATTGGCTGTTAACACTGGTGTAACCGACGGCGGCAACGCTTTGGTTGCTATCGCTGTAACAACTAGCCAATTGTTCCGCTTCCGTAAAACTGGTGACGGCACTTACGTTGTGTATCGTTTAGGCTAAACCGAATGGGGCTTCGGCCCCGTTCTTTAAGGAATCAATATGCCAAATACCAAATCAATTGGTGTCGCTTATGAAGACCAGCAGCTTGACGGCGCGGTGATGGGTAAGTCAGGTGGTACTGCCGGATTTTTCGGCGCTACCCCTACCAACCAACTTGCGGCGCTCACTTCGTTGGACTTCTCGACCCTCACCACTGCAAGCGTCGGCGCTTTAACCACCGCTCAGATTTCTGCCCTGCAAACTAATGTCAACGGCATTATTACGGGTCTGAAATCTTTGGGGATCATGGCTTCGTAAACTAAAGGGAAGGGGGCCACAAGCCCCCTTTTCAGTATGAACATTTACCTATCCCACCCTGTTCATGGCCGCAAAGTAGCGACTATGGAACTTGAAGCAGCCTACGATGAAACAAACGGCTGGACACGATATACTCTGGATACGCCCGAAGTCACTGAGGCGGCTCCTGTTAACGCACTGGAAGTAAAGCGCCGTCGTAGAACCGAAACTGAAGGAGCCTAGTCATGGCCGTTTACACCGCTGGCGATCAGATTAACCGAGCCCTTCGGTTGCTTGGCGTGCTGGCCGAAGGCGAAACTACTTCTGCTTCAGTGTCGCAAGACAGCTTGACGGCGCTCAACCAGATGATCGATAGTTGGAACACTGAACGACTGTCGGTGTTTAGCACCCAAGATCAAATGTTTACGTGGCCCGCTGGTCAGATTAACCGCACTCTTGGCCCAACAGGCAACTTTGTTGGCAACCGTCCTATTCTGTTGGATGACGCGACCTACTACCGCGACCCAGGCACCAACGTCAGCTTTGGCATTAAATTTATTAACCAACAGCAGTACGACGGTATTGCTGTCAAGACGGTTACGTCCACTTATCCGCAAGTTATTTTTGTCAACATGACATATCCTAATATTGATATGTTCATCTACCCCAAGCCCACACGGGACTTGGAATGGCACTTTATCAGCGTTCAAGAGTTGACCCAGCCTGCTAACTTGGCGACCAACATTCTGTTCCCGCCTGGTTACTTGCGTGCCTTTACGTACAACTTGGCCTGCGAAATCGCGCCTGAGTTTGGCGTGGAGCCCAGCCCCCAAGTGCAGCGCATTGCTATGACCAGCAAGCGCAATCTAAAGCGCATCAACAACCCTGATGACGTAATGTCTATGCCTTACGCCATTGTCGCCACCCGCCAACGCTTTAACATTTACGCAGGAAACTACTAACATGGCAACTATCGCAATTTCATCTCTCCCCGTCGCAACTGCTGCTGCCGTTGGCGATGTCTTGCCAATTGTGCAAGGCGGCACAACAAAACAACTTACTAACGCGCTGCTATTTACCAGCCCCACATTGGTAACGCCCGCTTTAGGAACCGTTGCTAGTGGCAATATTAGCGCTTGTACTAGCAATGGTATGGTAATGGTAGCGCCTGCGCTTGGCACGCCTGCAAGTGGCACTTTATCCAACTGTACAGGGTTGCCTATCGCCACTGGAGTAAGTGGATTAGGCTCTAGCGTGGCGGCATTTTTAGCGACCCCAAGCAGCGCCAATCTTAGAACAGCTTTGACTGATGAAACAGGTACAGGCTCTGCCGTATTTGCGACATCACCTACGTTAGTAACGCCGGTAATTGGCGCGGCCACAGGTACAAGTTTGACAGCTTCAGGTGTAATTGCGTCAACTGGCACGGCTGGTGTGGGTTATGCCACAGGCGCAGGCGGTGCGGTCACTCAGATCACCAGCCGAACCACCGGCGTGACGATGGACAAAACAACGGGTGCAATTACCCTTTTCAGCGCGGCAGGCTCGGCAACAGCGGCAACTTTTACTGTGACCAACAGCACTGTGGCGGCAACCGATGTCATTATCTTGAACCAAAAGTCAGGCACAGACCTATATGACCTAATGGTCACTGCAGTGGCGGCTGGAAGTTTTAACATCACATTCCGTACCACTGGTGGCACGACCACAGAAACTCCAGTATTTAACTTTGCAGTTATCAAAGGTGTAGCTGCCTAATGAAAACACCGATTCTTGGATCAGCGTATGTTGCCCGCAGTATCAACGCTGCGGACAACCGCATGGTCAACCTGTTCCCAGAAGCCATCCCCGAAGGTGGCAAAGAGCCAGGCTTTCTTAACCGCGCTCCTGGTCTTGAGTTTCTACAGTCCGTGGGCGATGGCCCAATTCGGGCGTTGTGGGCACACCAGACCAATGGCAGCGACTTTTATGTTGTTTCGGGCAATGAAGTTTACAACCTGACTAGCTTAACGGCTACACCAAAATTGCTAGGCACGGTGTCTGGCACAGGGCCAGTGTCCATTGCGGACAATGGCACACAAATTTTCTTTGCTTGTAACCCCGATGGGTTTATCTACAACGAAGTAACGGGCGCATTTGGAAAAATTACCGACCCTGATTTTACTGGCGCAGTCACGGTTTCTTACTTGGATGGGTACTTTGTCTACAACGAGCCTAATAGCCAAAAGATTTGGTTAACCCAACTGCTGGACGGCACTTCAATTGACCCATTAGACTTTGCCAGCGCTGAAGGTTCGCCCGACGGTGTGGTGGGCGTTATTTCTGACCACCGCGAGTTGTGGGTCTTTGGCACCGATTCAGTAGAGGTCTGGTACGACTCTGGCGCTGCCGATTTTCCTTTGCAACGCATCCAAGGCGCGTTTAACGAGATTGGGTGTGTGTCTGCGTTCTCAATCGCCAAACTGGACAACGGCCTGTTCTGGTTGGGTACTGACGCCCGTGGGCAAGGCATTGTTTACCGCGCCAACGGTTACACGGGTGTTAGGGTTTCTACCCATGCCATTGAGTACGCCATAGCCCAATACGGCAACATTGCGGACGCCATTGCGTACACATACCAGCAAGAGGGCCATGCTTTTTATGTTCTGACGTTCCCGTCAGGCAACGCCACTTGGGTCTACGATGTGTCCACCCAAGTCTGGCATGAGCGAGCTGGGTTTGACAATGGCGACTTTATGCGGCACCGCAGCAATTGCCAGTGCAACTTTGGCGGCAACATTCTTGTTGGTGACTTTGAAAACGGCAACATCTATCGGTTTGACTTAGATGTGTATGCGGACAACGGCGGCATTCAAAAGTGGCTGCGCTCATGGCGGGCGCTGCCAACCGGCCAGAACAATTTAAAGCGCACGGCGCATCACAGCTTGCAACTAGACTGTGAAACAGGCGTGGGATTAAATTTGTACCCTGGGTACGACGGCGGTGAAAATATTGACACTGAATCAGGTTTAGACATTGTGGCTGAGTATGTGCAAACATATTTGGCAACCCAATCAGGGGTTACGTTAACTACCGAAGCTGGGGATGGCTTTGAGCCTTTGGGCCAATACGAACTATCAGATACCGATATTAGCGGATACAACTTAGTGACCACGGCTTACCTTGCCTCACCCGGCTACGATCCACAAGTGATGCTGCGCTGGTCTGATGACGGCGGTCACACTTGGAGCAATGAACACTGGTCGCCAATTGGCAAAATTGGTGCGTATGGTCACCGAACTTTTTGGCGTCGGCTGGGCATGACTTTGAAGCTGCGCGATAGGGTGTACGAACTTTCAGGCACTGACCCTAACAAGATTGCCATCATGGGCGCGGAATTGATACTTAGCCCAACCAACGCTTAATATGGCGCTAGGCAATCAAACCAACATTACACCCCCACGGGTGCCGATTATTGACGAGCGCACAAATGCAGTCTCGCGGGAATGGTATCGTTGGTTTTATAGCGTATTTACTACTCTTGGCTCGGGCACCGGAATCATCCCCGTCGATGCTGGCGGCACTGGCCTAGGAACAACTCCAACCAACGGTCAACTGTTGATTGGCAATGGCACAGGCTATAGTCTTAACACGTTGGGCACTGGCGTAGGTATTTCGGTTGTTAATGGTTCTGGCACAATTACCGTAACCAATACCGGCGTGTTATCCTTTTCAGGCGGCACTACTGGCCTAACACCCGCAGCGGCCACCGCAGGCGTTGTAACGCTTGCAGGGACATTAATTGCCGCAAATGGCGGTACAGGCTACGCGGCGTATGCTGTTGGTGATTTACTGTATGCCGATACAACAACTACTTTAGCCAAACTGCCCGATGTCGCCGCTGGCAACGCGCTTATCTCAGGCGGTGTGGCTACAGCGCCAGCTTGGGGCAAGATTGGTTTGACAACTCATGTTAGCGGCGTATTACCAATTGCCAACGGCGGCACAAATAGCACCTCCACGCCAACGGCAGGCGCTGTTCCCTACGGCACAGGCACAGCTTACGCATTCACCGCCGCTGGCACATCCGGCCAAGTGTTGACCAGTGCGGGCGCGGGCGTGCCTACTTGGGCCACACCAACAACGGGCACAGTCACTTCGGTAGGGCTGGCAATGCCAGTGCAGTTCACGGTAACTAATTCGCCGGTTACAAGTTCGGGAACGCTCACTGCTGCTTTTACCACTCAAGCCGTCAACAGCATCTTTGCTGGGCCAAGTAGTGGGGCGGCTGCTGTACCTACTTTTCGAGCGCTGACGACGGCAGACCTTCCTGCTTTGCCTTATGGCACAGGCACCGTTACTTCGGTGGGGCTGTCGTTGCCGTCTATCATAGCGGTCACCAATTCGCCGGTCACTACTAGCGGCACGCTGACAGGGACGCTGACCACTCAAGCTGTAAATGCTATATTTGCTGGGCCTTCATCCGGCGCGGCTGCTACGCCTACCTTTAGGGCGCTGACTACGGCTGACATCCCTGCGCTGTCTTATGTAACTTCGGTGGCTTTGGCGCTTCCGTCTATCATGTCGGTGTCAGGCTCGCCGGTCACTAGCAGTGGTACGCTTACTGGTACGCTTACCACTCAGGCTGCAAATGCTATCTTTGCAGGCCCATCTAGTGGGGCTTCGGCTACACCTACCTTTAGGGCGTTGACCACCGCCGATATTCCGGCTTTACCCTATGGCACTGGCACGGTCACAAGCGTGTCTGTTGTCTCGGCCAATGGTCTTGCCGGTACGGTGGCAACGGCCACCACCACGCCAGCCATTACGCTCAGTACCTCAATCACTGGCATCCTAAAAGGTAACGGCACGGCCATATCGGCTGCGGTGGCAAACACGGACTATGTGCCATTGTCTACGGTCATAACCAAGACGGCTGACTACACCATTACCGGCACGGACACCTGGATCATCAACAACAAGACCGGCTCGGCCTTAACACTGACGTTTCCTGCGGCCTCAAGCTGGACGGGCCGGTACATTACGGTCAAGAATATGCAAGCCCAGGCGGTCAACTCGGCGTCCAGCAACATCGTGCCAATTGACAGCACCAGCGCCGGTACGGCGATATTGCTGGGTGTAGTAGGAAATTGGGCAACAATGGTGTCAGACGGCACCAATTGGATTATTATGCAGGCTGCGTCAAACAACAACCTGTTGCTGGAGTAATTGAATGATTCACCACCACTTTAGTTCAGGTGTGTACGCTAAAGAAGCGTTTATTCCTGCGGGTCAAATTTTGGTGCAACACGCGCACAAGCATGACCATCTATCTATTTTGGCTACAGGATCGGTGGAACTTATTGTAAACGGCGTTAAATCCATTGTTAACGCCCCCGCTTGTCTGACTATAACGGCAGGGCAACATCACGGCGTAAAATCAATTACAGACGTTGTTTGGTATTGCATACACGCCTCTGACTGCACTGATGAGAACGCGATTGATGAATTGTTAATTGTGCCTGGGGATATTGATCAGGCGCGTAATATTGCTCAGTGTTTGAGCGAAGGAGTTTGATATGCCTTGGATGATCCCAGCCGCAATTTTTGGAAGTTCGTTGCTTGGCGCAAGTGCCGCCAGCAAAGCCGCTGACACTCAAGCAGGCGCTGCTGACCGCGCTGCCGAGTTGCAGTACAAAATGTACCAAGAAAATGTACAGCGGCAACAACCTTTTTTAGAAGCTGGAGTAGGGGCGCTTAACAAGCTGACCGCTGCGGCTGATTACAAGCCGTTTGGGATGGATCAATATAAAGCAGACCCAGGCTACGCATTCCGTTTGAGTGAAGGCCAAAAAGCACTTGATCGTCAAGCCGCTGCAAGAGGCGGTCTGATATCTGGCGCGGCTTTGAAGGCTGCAACTCGCTACGGCCAAGATATGGGCTCACAAGAGTACATGAATGCATTTAATCGTTACCAAACTGAACGTGCAGCCACATTAAATCCCTTGCAATCGTTAGCTGGTGTGGGCATGACTAGCGCCAATACTTTAGGCGAGGCCGGTCGGTCATACGGCGCAGGCGCTGGTGAAGCATATATGGGGGGTGCCAATGCCCGTGCGTCAGGATACGTAGGCGGCGCAAATGCGTTTACCAGCGGTTTAGGATCGTACTTAAACTATAGCCAAGGACAAGATTATTTAAATAGATTGCGGCCCCCTACACCTTACGGCCCCCCGCAAACAGTTACTGGCTATCAAGGTTAAGGAGCAATCATGCCACTAGATACACGAATTGCTCTTGGGGTTCAGCCGCTTCAGCTTGCTGATCCATTGGCACGGGAAGGCCAAGTACAAAACATTTTGGCCTCGCAAGCCCAGCAACGCGCTGCCGGTATGCAACAACAAAGCGCGCAAATGCAAATAGATCAGGCGCAACGTCAACTTCGACAAGATGAAGATTACGTTACCAAAATGGCAGACGCCATAGGAAAAAACGGTGGCCCACCTAACATGGAGCAAGCCGCACGTTTAATGGCGACAAACAGAAACCCTGACGTTTCGCGACAAGGTGTGTCAATGTTGCAATCTTTGCAACGCTTGGACGCGGCAAAGAAAGCTGGCATTTATGGCACGCCTGCGCCTGTCATACCGAACGTTGGCCCTGCGCCCGGCGCAATGGGCTCGGGCACATTTGGTATGGATCAAAACGTGCCCATGTTTAACCAGCGTAATGTCCCACCTCTTAACTTAACTGCACCAGCGCCAGCGGTGAACCAACTGACGCCGCCTGCGGCTGCGCCTGTCAATCAGCTTGCGGCAGCGCCACAAGCAGACGCTGCAAAAACCTTGCAAGCTGAATACATGAAATTGTCTCAGTTTACGGATGTGCCTGGCGTTAAAGAACGAATGGATTTGATTAAAGAGCAATTGAAAGAACTAAGCACGCCTCGCGTTGTTGGTAGGAATTTGGTAGCAGGCAGCAAAGTTCTTTTTACGGCGCCACAAGATGTGACGCCATCGCCTTTGGCTAGATTACAAAGTGAATTCGCTGCGTTGTTACCGGGCGATCCGCGCATCCCACAATACGTGGCGGCGATTAACAAAGAAATTACCCGCGCGCCCGGTACAAACATTACTATGGTTTCGGAAAGAGCCGAGCAAGGTGCGCGGGGCAAGATGCTGGTTGACCAGTATGGTGATATCTCAAAGGCTGCTGGTTTGGCGGCTAGAACACTGCCATCTATTGAAGCAAATTTAAGCGCATTAAACAAAGGTTTTGACACTGGCTTTGGTAAAGAAACGGTCGCTGCCGGAGCCAGTGTGTTGGCTGCGCTGGGCGTTAAAGACGCAGAAAAGTTTGCAACAGATAGCCAAATGTTTCAATCTAATGCCATCAACGCCGTGTTGCAAAAGCAGCTTGAGCAAAAAGGCCCACAGACCGAATCTGACGCAAAACGTATTGAACAAATTGGCGCTCAATTGGGTAAAACCAAAGATGCCAATGAGTTTATTTTGGCAACCGCTAAAGAACAACTTAAACGCGATATTGATCAGCGAAACTTTTATGACCGCTGGTATAAAACAAACAAAACTTACGACGGCGCTGAAGATAGTTGGTTTACTGGCGAAGGCGGCAAGTCGCTGTTTGACCGCCCAGCGCTTAAAAAATACGCTGCCGCACCCCCGCCATCCGGCGCAAACTTAATTCCTGGCTCAACACCGGCGGCTGCGGTTGCACCGCAAGGCGCAATTGACGCGCTTAAAGCAGGAAAAGGCACCGATGCACAATTCGACGCAATCTTTGGGGCGGGTGCTGCAAAACGCGCAAAAGGAGGCAAATAAATGGCCGCTAATCCGTTTGCTGAATTTGCTACGCCGCAAGAAAACCCGTTTGCTCAATTTGCCGTTGCGCCGCAGCCTACGGAAATGCCTGCCCCGCGCCAGCCTACTAGCGCGTTAGCGCAGTTTGGCCGCTCTGCTGCATCCTTGGCTGACGTGACTTTGGGCGGCATCATACCTGGCGCGGCGCAGTATTTAATGCCGCCTATGCTGCGCGCGGCTGGGCGTAGTCCAGAGCAAGCTACGGCGTCAACGCAAGCGCTTGTAGGCGCGGTGGACAGGCCGTTTGGTAAAGCCTTTGGTGTGTCTGAAACGCCTGAATATCAACAAGAGGCTGGCCGTCAGGTAATGGATTTTATCGGCCAGAATTTCCAAAAAGGCGCTAAATTTATTTCTGACAAAACAGGCTTGCCTGTTGGTGACGTTGAAAACATGATGGCATCGCTGACCATAGCTGCGCCAAAGATAGCGCCGCCAGTTGTTCGTACAGTTAGAGAAGTTACCGCGCCCGTTGTACAACAAGTTAAAACAGGCGCTCAACTGCCGTTTGAGCCAATGCTCCAAGCCAAACGTGAGCGTTTGTCAGCAGAGTCCTACGCCAAAGGCCCACAGCTAGACGCGGCTGCGGAAGCCCAGCGGTTAAAACTTGCGCTTAACCCAACGGATATTGAAAACTCAATTTCGGCTAGAGCTTATTCGGCGGCGGCTGGCCCTCGCGGCCCAGAAGCATTGGCAGCAGCCAATCGCCCTCGCGTCAATGAGATTGCAAAAAATGAATTGGGCCTTGACCCATCTGCATCGCTGACTAGCCCTGCGCCTTTTAAACAGGCTCGCGCCAACTTAGCTGGGCCGTATGATGACGTAAGCAAACTGCCGACGTTGACGGCAGATGAAGCAACCATTGCAAACCTAAACGGTATTCGTAAAAACGAAAAAATAATTGGTGGAGAAGGCGTTGCCAAGAAAGTAGACAAACTAGTAGATGATGCCATAGCCAAAACACAAGCTGGCTTGAATGGTTCTGAACTACTTAGCAACGTGCGGACGTTGCGCGCGGATGCCAAAAAGATTTACAACAATCAAAGCGCTACGCCAAAACAATTGGCTATTGCTGATGCTAATTTAGCTATAGCCAACCAACTAGAGTCAATGATTGACTCTAATATTTCTAACCCCAAACTGTTGGGTGAGTGGCGTGACGCCCGCCAAAAGATGGCGCGCACTTATGCTTACGAGAGCGCAACCAATTTCAACACCGGCATGGTTGACGTGTCCAAGTTGGCGCGGCTTACATCTAAAGACAACGCGCTTACGGGCGATATTGCATCGCTTGGCAAAATTGCGGGTAATTTTCCTGAAGTATTTACTACCGAGCCAACATCTAAATTTTTTAGCGCGCCTCGCCTTACTAGGTCTGGTGTCCCTGGCGGCGCGGGTGCGTTAATCGGCTCACAATTTGGATTAACGGGTTCTATTCTTGGTGGCCTAGCTGGCGGCGCAATAGGTGAGTTTGGTGGTGCAATGGCGGCCAACCGTTTGGCATCACCCGCATACCAAGCAGGCTTAAAGCTACAAGACTTTCGTATTCCAGTTAATCAAATGGCAGTCGCTGCTGCGCCCATACCGCAAAACCGTGCAGTTGTCCCATTTGACCCCCGCAATGCGCTGGTGCAGCCTACTGATATTGTGGGGTATGCCCCTGATGGTTCGCCTATTACCGCCGAGCAGGCGTTCAGCCGTCCTAACTTTGTACCTGGCCGTCCTGAAGGGCAAGTAAACGTCAGCACGCAATTTGCGCCTAACCAACTGCCTGCGCCCAGCGCTGAAAGCACTTTGGGCACCGTCGCCGCCGAACGCGCGCGCGCGGCGCAGATGTCACGCACGTTAGGCCAGCAGACAGAAGTACAACAAGCAGCGGCTGAAGCGGCTGCACGTAGGCCAACCGGCGGCGGTAGTGTGCTGGAATTTGACCCAATCACGGGCACATACAAAGTCGGCGGCGCAGGCGTTAAAGGTGCTACGCCCGAGGTCTTTATGTCCGACACGGGTCGCAACCTTAATACGGCATCGCAAAAGGTAGCGGCTGGGCAAAACTTTGCGTTGACGGCGGCTGAAAAAGTTGCATGGGAAAAAACTAAGGTTGACTTGGCTGCTGCTGCGCCAGAATTAAAAGGTTTGTCTGACAAAGCCATTGCCAGCAAGATGATGGATCGGGAATGGGCCGATGGTG